AATATCTTCACGATAATCTGTATAATAATCCCAACACAACTTTCGAGATTCAAACTCTTTATCTATTACTGCTTGCTTACAATAAGCGTTTATCTTTTCATTACCTGGTTCGAATATAAACAAGGTTAAAAACAAACCTACTACTAATACTACGTCCATGTGTATTCCTTATATTATCTAGTCAAAAAAATAGGCCCCCTAAAGGGCCTATTTTAATCTTACCAAAGAAAAATTAACTAAAGTTAACGTTTCCTGATTCAATAGCTACTGCACCAAGATAGTCAGCTGCATTACCAAGCGATGATGCTGTATTGTTTAATTCAATATAGCCATAGCGTGTCATGAAACTTACTGTTGGTTCAAATGTACCTGGATCCAGTACTACACCTGAGGACATTAGCGGAATGTATGGGCAATAGAATGCTGCCGCATCAGACTCGCTAGAGCCTTTGTAACCGATCAATACGTTAGCGTTATCTGCAGAGTATGTGTTAACATAAACTTTCATTGCATTGTTCAAAGTACCAACCATCTTTGTGTTAGTTGGAGCTTCAAAAGTGCCTTCAGTTGTTCTTGCAAACGCTGAAGTTGTAGCAGATTGTAGAATTGTTAGTGCAAAAGGACTAACAACAGCCCAGTTACCTGCGCCTCTACGTGTACGCTGTGCGATCTGATTTGATACTCTGTTGATTTGAACAGCTAAAGCAGCATGCTCGTCACCAACAAAAGTAGCAGTACCAGATACCGCAGCTTGATCATATGTTTGTCCTGCTGTACCTGCAAGAGTAGTTAGCGATGCTAATACTTCTTGGTCGATTTCAGCAGTAATTTCTTGTGCTAAAGCAGCCATGATTTCTGCTTCAACGTCAATACCGTGCATTGACTGTGCGTCTTGGGCAGCTTCAAATGTCCAACGAGCACTCAACTTACGAGTTTTCGCTTCAACAGTCTGCTTCAAGATTTGAATTGACAGCTTGTTTCCAGCTGCTGCTTCAAGTGCCGCTGTGTTATCAGCTTTACCGGTTGTAGTGTTACCTGAATATGCTTCAGCAATTTTGAATGGGCTTAGAGCCTCTTCGCCTGCTGATGCTCCAGATGCACCTGTACCAGCTGTTTCTGAATAACGAACACGGAGTGTGTGGATTTGACCCACAGGACCAGTCATAGGCTGAACACCAACTAATTCGTTAGCAATAACGGTTGGCATTACACGTCTGATGACGGGTAGGATAACTCTGTTAAGAGTTGCGACATTACCGGCGGATGTTGTTCCTGCGACAGCTGTCTCAGACAAATACCTACGGGTATTCTCTAAGGTTGTAGCCATAACACCTTTTTTGTTGCCTGATAGGCCTTCCAAAAGTGCAGTTTTCGTATCCTGCCAGCGACTTTCTAGTAGTTCTGACATAATTATCTCCTTAATTTAAACCAGCTAAACGTTTAATATCAATAACATTGTTATTGTTATCCTCGAGTGCTTGCTGTGAACTAGTGTTGTTGTTGTTATCTCTGTTGCCTGTAACTTCTGTGCCTTCTGTTAATCTTGTTGCCTTCTTAGCTGGTGTATTACCGTCGATAACCGCTGGTAGGTACTTATCAAACTGAGTTCTTAACTTCCCTGTTTGAACTGATTCCAGTAAATCTGTCATAATTTCACGTTGATCTGTTGCCAAAGGCGCCATCATATCGTTAATTAAGTCTTTTCTTGTTGCTGCTTCAACAATACGCTTCTTTTCAGTAGCTGTTGATTCTGCAATTAGTTTCGCTTTCTTTGCAAATGCTTTTGCTTCGTGTAGTTGCTTGTCTTTTAAGTCCACAACTTTAAGAAGTTTAGCAGTTTCTGAATTTTCATTTAGGTAGCTAGTACCATATTCAGATGCAAAGCTTTCGAAGATCTTACGACCGAAGTCGTTTTTACGTGCAGTGTCAATATCTTCTTTAAGCTGGTGAATCTCTGATGTAAGAGCTTTACTAACTGTTTCGGATACTGCTGTTGCACTTCTTTCGATAAAGTCTGTTTTGACTTTAGCAAAGTGTTTCTTAGCTTCACGTACTAAACGTACTTTTGTTTCTGCTAAGTCTTTTTTGTCTTCTTGGAACTCGGATATCTCACCTGCTAAGGCCTCTACAATAAACTCTTCAAGTTTAGCATAATTTTCTGCCATAACTTTCTTGTCTAAATGTAAATCTTTGATCTCAGTTGCTAATTGCTCAGCAACAAAACCTTTGAGTAAGTTTGCATTCTCACGTTGGGCAACAGCATATTTTGCTTTTGCTTCTGCAAGTTGTTTACGATCTTCTGTAAACTCTGCAATCTCTACTTGAAGTCGCTCAGAAAGCATAGAGTCGATAGCTTCGACCATAGTCTCTTTATCATGCTCATACTTTGTTGCAAATTCTTCACGTAACTCAGCAGTTGCCTGCATTTTGTTTTCCTGAATCTTTTGCGTCCATGCTTCTTCAATCTCAGCCTTAATTTCGGATGATACCACGTCATTTTCAAAAAGTGTTTTTAGTGCATCTATCATACCATTGTCTCCTAGTTTATTGGAGTCCACTGATTATGTTAATCAGTGATTCCTTAAGATACTTCTGTGCCTTTGGGTCTTCTTTTGTTGCCTGTGCAAATTCGTATGCCTTCATCCCCCCACGTGCATTCATTAAATGTTCGTATATTGGTGTTGGATATGCACCGGGGGCGCTGGGCTGAGCCACAACGTCCACAGTGATTATTTCAAAGTCGGAAACGTTTCCGCTTCCATCTTCGCTAACATTACCAGAGCCCCTACTGGAAACACCTAGTTTAACACCTGCTTCAAGCATTGTTTTAACTAAGTTCCCCATAGGAGTTGGTAATACTTTTAGTTTTCCATAACCGTTATCGCCATCCATCCAACATTCAGTTATCATATGGCTTACACGGTCAATGTTTATGTTAAGACCTTCTGGATGATCAACTTCTCCGAGAACTGAATATCCTCCAGACACTTGATCGTTGAGAGTTTTGACAGCCCTGCCTATTTCGGATACAGGATACACTCGTTGATTAGCGTTCCGAATACCACCTTGGATAATGATACCTTTCATATAAAGGTCTTTACCCTCGTTAGTATTCTCAAGTACTATTCCGGACTGGTCGAATGTCAAGTTCTCTCGTAAGTAGTTCATCTAGTCTTCCTTAACTTACTTGCCACCGATAAGTGATTTCTTATCAGTTGCTGCTTCTGGCTTGCCTTTTTTCTCTGCACCATGGCCTGGAGCTGCTTTTAATGATTTAGAAGCCTTTCCACCTGGTACATTGACATTGCCGCCGTCTTGGTCTTTAGGACTTGCGTCTCCTAGACCAGTATGATCGCCACCACTTTCTTCTGAACCTTGATTCAAGTTACTTGCTGTGCCTCCCATATTATTTGAGCTTGCTACAGAGCTTTTTGAGTTTGCTCCGTTATCGCCCATTGTAGCTGAAACTTTCTCTACGTATTCACGCATTTGTTCGCCAGCTGTTTGATTCATTTTAGACTCTTTCTTTGCATCATCATCGTCAGCATCATCATCGTCTTCGTCTGCTGCTTCAAAAGCAAATGCTTCTTCAGGCTCTTCTTCGCCATCATCTGCATCCATATCCATATCAGCTTCTTCGCCGTCATCAGCTTCTTCGCCGTCATCGCCAGCCATCATTTTTTCAAATTCTGCTTTAAGATCGTCTAATGCGTCTTCTAGGTCTTCAACACGATCTTCAACGCCAGCTTCTTCTTCTGCTTCGCCGTCGTCCATGTCCATACCTAAGTCTGCTGCTAAGTCGCCAGTTTCGTCACCACCAACATCCATTGGATCGGCTTCAACTTCAAACTCGTCTAAGTTAAAGTTTTCGTCTAGGTCTTCATCAGACTCATCTACTTCTTCATCAGATGCTTCGTCAACTTCTTCATCGGACTCATCTACTTCTTCATCAGATGCTTCGTCAACTTCTTCGTCTGTAGTTTCGTCAACATCTTTGTCGTCTTCTAAAAGACCTTCATAGATATCTCTTGATTTTTCTACCACAATCTCGTGGAATAATTTTTCTGCTGCGTCCTTGTCTTCATTGACAAGTAACTCTAGCATTTGTTCGAATTTATTGCGATCTGCCATTTTACTCTCCTATAATAATTGTACATACCGATTGGGTATGGGCTGTCATAATATATTTACTTTATATGCAGAAAAGTGCGTAGATATAGGCTCAAAACGAGCCGTTTTGGAAAAATACTAGATATTAAAGGATTTTTTGAAATCATTAACATGCATATTTTCAACATTATCTAGTCTATTCAATTCTGGGGGGCTAAAAAATTTATCCCCTAACACTCTTATATATCTCTTTCTAGGATTATTCTGACAAGTAATTATTGTCTGTTTAAGCCAATTTCCGTAGTACGTTGCCTTTTCTGTGGGTGCTTTGTAATTTTGTGTGCCTGAATATATATTATTAACTTGTGTTCCAGTGCCTTCGTAATCAAACCCTAATATGTAAATGGTATCAAAGTCTGTGTTTTCAGATGCATGCCATAATGCAGTTGGACCACTACTCCATCCTTTACTAGGTTGAAAAAAATTAAATCCTGTCATTTCTTGATAAGCTCTGTTAGGATTTGTCCAAGTTTCCATTTTATGTTGTATGCCTAATTTGTTAAGTTCTAAAACCATCTTAGTATCTACAGCTATTAAACAGTCAGGAACAAAGTCTCTGTATAATGCATTGCATCCGTATATTCTTCCAAACGGTTTTAGACTATGTAGACTTATTGGAGTTCTACTAGTACCGTTGCCAATAATAAATGCTATTTTTTGATTAGTCGGTGATTCAGAAACAGTAATACTCGGTGCAGGATCTAACGCAACATCTGGTTGTATTTTATGTTTAGTTAAATTTTTTCGAGCTTTTCGCTGAACTTTCGTTTCACCAGGAATATAAGTTTTCATTCATCATAACTTTATACAGGTTCTTGTTGTGCAATAGCAGCGATGCCGTACATTTGTTTTACGAACTCTAGTTCCTTCTGCTTATCTTCTGCATGTAGTTCAGATGACTTGCGAATTCTATTAATCTGAGATAACTTTAAACGTGTTTTCCTTGTATCAGTTTTTTTCATAGGAGTGTCATCGTTACCAGCCTCGTAGCGTTTATCGTCTACAGGCTCAATAGTTTCTTTATCAAAATAAAATAATTCTCGTAATATCATATTGTATTTATACCGTTTGGTCAGTTGTTGCTGGGGAACCAAGTTCGTCACCTGTAACTGTAGATGGTGCTTCACCACCTCCTCCGTCTACAGGCATTTCGCCATCGTCTTCTATTTCATCTTCTAAACCGCCAAGGTCACCTTCTATGCCTCCTGGACTAATTCCAGCATCCCTCATTTCAGAAGTAGCATCATCACCCATTGGTTGTAAATCTTCTTCGTTCTCTTCGCGCCATAATCTTTCATTTTCTGCAAGCTCTTCGTCTGACATACCTAAGAAACGTTTAAGTGCAAATCTATTTGACATATAAGGAATAGCTGCCATTTGTGTGTATGTTGGCACACGAGCATTATCAATTTCTGCTTGTCTGTAACTTGCAAAGTTTTGTGGAGGTTGAAATTTAAGATCAAACATTGCTGTATCGACATTAATTCCTCTTTCAAGAATATATCTTTTAAATTCTGTGTCAAACTCTCCAATTATTAAGTTTTGCAATCTTTCACAGTAGGTATTAAATCTTAATTCTTGTATGTAGGCTGTGCCAACTCGTCCGTCATTGTACTGAGCAGCACTGTCGTCAGCCCCGGTTGGTAGATAGCTGCTAGGGATTCGTAAACCACGTACGAGCTTATTAGTAAAATATCTAAGGTCATCTATCTCTCCTAAGTTAGTTCCGCCTGGTAGTGTTTCAACTTTTGAACCTCTACCTTCAGCAGTTTGTGGAAAAAAGTAATCTTCGTTAATTGACAAAGGGTTATATGAGCTGTCTATGACATTAGTTCCGCCCCCAGTCGCCGATGGAATACGTCTTTGATGTATTTCCGTTTTAACACGTTCAACAAATTGCATAGCAAGGTGTGATGGCATGTTACCCACATCAACATAGAATACTCTTCTTTCTGGTGCTCGCTGTACACGATATATAATAATCGCATCTTCAAGTAATTCTTTTTGCTTGTAAACTTTAAAAATTGTTTCTAACAACGAATTACCAAAAGGATAATTGTTATCTAATCCTTCGCTTAAACTTAAATGAACAACATGCTTTGCATCAATAGTTACTTCACCGTCGTCACTAGTAAATCTACTTCCGCTTGCTGATGCGTTAGGCTGTCCTATTTGTCCTCTTCCACCACTAAGTGTGCTTCCAGGACTAGTTCCAGCATTACCAATATTTCCGTTTGTTTGATACGGAGTAGTTGCAATGCCATCTCTAAAATTAAAATTAATATTTTTAATTACATATTGTTCAGGAGTTTTGCCTTCGCTTTCATTTACAATAATACGTACTACGTTTGCAGGATCAACATGAAACCAACGTTTAGTTTCTGGATCCCTTACAAAAAACTGATCTCCATATTTAAAACTGTTTCTTATTATACGGAATATTTTAGTTTCAAATTTTTGTAACTTTGCCCACTGTTGTAAGTATTGTCCAATAATTTGTATTTCGTTATTCGTAGCTTTATTTCTGTAGTCAACAATAAAAGGAGTATTGTTAGCTTTATTCTTTTGTGTACAAAATTCTGCGAGAATATCTAAGGCTGCATTTACTTCTGAATCTTGATCCATAGTATTGTATTGCCCATAGCGTTCAGTACGATTAGGACTACCAACATATACATCTGGCAAGTAACTTGAATAATTAGATTTTGCCGGCCCTGCAAGATTGCCACTACTACGTGCAGTGAACGGACTATAGCTACCGTTTGCGTTATCTCCCGTTGGTATTGGAGTAAAGTATTTTTTCCAACTCATTTATTCATCCTCATTACCCTGTTGACAGATGCACTGCCATGTCATTGCTTATACCAGCAGTATTGTCAGCGCCTTTTTTAGTATTCTCAATAATAGAGTCTAATTTTGTTAGCATCATTGTCATATTAGTATTTAGTGTAGCATTGCTTCCTGCGTTACCAGGAGTGATTCCTCCGCTGTTAAGTGCAGAGCCTCCTGCTGTAGCTACTTCTGAGCCGCCAACTCCAAGGAAGCCGCCTTCCGTTTTTGTAGACAATTCATTAATTTTTTTCATTTGTGTTGCAACATCTTTTAATGCAGTTGCATAAGATCTTACATGGCCGCTGTTTAGTGCTGTATTAACTTCTTTGAATACAGCTTTTAAATTTGGAATATCAACAAGTGATTGTACTATTGCATTTGCTGTTCCTAATTTTTTTAGATTTGCTTCTGCTTTAGTAGGATCAGGAATTGTTTGTACTTGTTCATTAGGACTAGCTGCTACTGGTGCTTGGGTTCCTGCTATGTCTAGTTCCTTGCCTTTGCCGCCGAGCCATGTAGGTAAAAAATCTTTAAAGTTTGGCATTTTAAAATCGAATGTAAAAAATCCTTTAACTTTATCAACTATAGATGTCCAAAGATCAGTTATACTAGGAAGTTTCATATCTCCAAAGCTAAAGAAGCTTTTAACAGTTATCCATGCTGTTGTTATTAATCCTGATATACTAAAGGTTGTATCTCCGAACCCAAACCAACCTTTAACAGTTTTCCACGCTTCGGTAGCTAATTTACTAATCGCAAAAGCTGCTTCCCCATCACCAAATCCAAACCATCCTGTTACGGTTTTCCATGCAGTAATAGCCAAACTACTAATACTAAATCCTAATGCTCCGTCAATGAATTTGAAATAACTCTTAACGGTTTCCCACATCTTTGTTACTACTCCGCTAATACTAAATGATGTACCTTCATCAAATGTAAACCAACCTGTAACTTCTGTCCATACAGTTTTAAGTAGTCCGCTGACACCAGCTGTTAACATAGAAAGTGTATCTGCTCCAAAGGTAAATGCGCCTTTAAGTAAATCCCATGCGCCTGTAAACAGGCCGCCAATCCCTGTGCCTATTGATTTAAGACCATCTGCTCCAAAAGTAAATGCGCTTTTAAGTAAATTCCATGCGCCTGTAAAAAGATCTTCTAATGCACTTAGTCCAAAAACCGTTGTCACGGCAGCTAGTAGTATCACAGGTATACCAAGTACTGGTGCTACAATTGCTAATCCTAATGCTACCATTCCACCAACAAACATTTTGCCCCAGTCAATTTCCCAGTCATCAAATGCAGATTTAATTGTATCTCCTAATAATTTTGAAATACTAAATCCTTCGCCTGCACCACCAAACAATCCCTTAACGTCTTTGTCAAGAGTGTTGCCTTCGCGATCAACGTCCACACCCTTTTTGCCTCCAAATAATGCAGTCATTAAATCGTACTTGCCTAGATTTTTAAAGAATAATTCTATCTTTGCCACGCCATCACTTAAGGCAGTCTTAAACATCTCCATATAAGATTTAAAATCATCGGATTTTAGAAAAGTAGCTAAGTCTTTAATTTTATCTGAAGCAAATCCTTGGAATGATTCAAGTGCAGGTAATAGAGCAGTAATTATTTGGCCTCTTAGTCTATTAATTGTTTCGCCAAACTGTTTTATGCCCTCGCCAGAGTCTTTCTCTGCATCTAGCTTGGCTTGCATTGCTTTCCATTCTGCGTCTGACATTTCTGCTTTGTCGGCTAATGCTGGTGCTATATTGTTTAATACTTCTGCTATGCCGTCGCCACCTCTAGTTAAAGATTCAACTGCTCCTGGTCCAAACTCTTTTATAGAACTTTCAATATCATTATTTACTTCTGCCATAAAATCATTTAGCTGCCGAGGATTCATATCTTTAACTTGATCAGCTTGGTCTCTAAATGTTTGCGACATTGCCATCATACCTTGAGCAGCATCGCTGTGCGGTATTCCGTCTGCCATATCTTTTAAAACGTCTTGGAATGCGGCAGGAGCTGCACCTATGTTTAGTAAGAATCTTTCACGCTCCTTGGGCAACATGCCAGCCATAGCAGCTCTTACACGAGTTTCTTCTCCAGCAGCTTGTGCTGCTTTCATTATTTCATCACGTTGTTTACCAGTAGCGCCTGCTAACAATTGCAATTGTTCACCAAACGCGGCTGCGTCTTTGGTATTCATTTGAGTATTTCTTCTAGTAACACCAAGTTGCATGTCTTGGAATTCTGCATAATCTAATAGTAGTTCGTTTAAGTCACCAGACGTATAACCTAAATTCATTAAGTCTTTGCCTGCAACTTGCCTTAAATTCTTTGACATCATAGCAAAGTTTTTAGCACCAGCAGCTGTACCAGCTCCAAACAGTTGCATTTGCTTTGAGTTAGTTCCAACAATAGAAACAAAATCACTTAGCGGCATTGCTGCTTCAGCAGCTATACGCCTAATATCATTTAATCCATTTCCAAAAGTTGCTCCTACAGTAGATAAATCCCTAAAGGAATTTACGTTTTGATCTATAAGCCCTGCTAAGAACGCTAGTTGATTTCCAATAAGCGGAATGTGTTGTGCAAAGGAACTTAAACTTGTTTCGCTTCCCATAACAGCACCAGCCATATTAGTTAAACTCTGAGCAAATCCGCTTATTGCTCCAAGTGCTGCACCTTTAATAGCTTTTCCATAATTTATTGTAGCTTTTGTAGATTCCTTAGTAGCCTTTGTATTATCTTTCTTAGATTCTCCAGATGCTCTCTCTAATGGGATAGTAGTGTTTAATTGTGCGTTGTATAATCTCTGTAATTTAGCTGCTTCTGCCTTTGGATCAATTCCTGCTTTCCTGGCCATAGCTTCAATTGAAGCAGTCAGCTTGGCTAGTGTTGCTTCACTTGCAACTCCATTCTGTCCGCCTACATTACCAATATCAATTTCTTCAGCCACGATTTAGATTCCTAGTTAAGTACCCATATAAATATATTTGATACATACTTACATATAATGTATTTATACGGAGAACAACATGGCAGAATTTAATCCCTTAACAGCTGATGCTACATTAAAGCAATTAGCCGGAAATGAAGAACAAAATCCACTAAGAAAGTATTTTAGGCAACCTAAAGTACATATTACATTACCTAGTAAGGGAAAATATTATCCCGAAGGGGCTCTTCATACTCCAGAGACTGGGGAGTATGCTGTTTATGCAATGACAGCAAAAGACGAGTTATCAATTAAAACACCTGATGCGTTACTAAACGGATCTGCTACTGTAAGTGTAATTAAAAGTTGTATTCCTGATATTATTGATCCTTGGCAAATGCCTAGTATTGATTTAGATGCAGTATTAGTTGCTATCCGTATTGCAACATACGGAGAGATTTTAGACTTAGAAACAAAAGTTCCTGGAACTGGAGAAGACAGATCGTTTGCTGTTGACTTAAGAAAAATCTTAAATAAGTTAGTAACATCTAATTATGATGATGTTGTTGTAATGGGCGAGATGACTGTTGGGTTACGGCCTTTAACTTATAAAGAGTTTACTTCTGCAGCATTAAAAACATTCGAAGAGCAAAGAATCTTCCAAACAATTAATGATGATAGTATTCCAGATGCTGAAAAATTAACAGCATTTAGTGAAAGTTTTGCAATGCTTACTGATCTTACTGTAAGTATGTTAGCAAAGGGTGTAATTAAAGTTACTATTGGTGATACTGTAGTAACCAATCCTGAACATATTTCAGAATTTATTAGTAATGTAGATAAAGAATTTTATCAAACAATACTTGATCATCTTGACACACAGAAACAAAAATTTGGCATTGAGCCGTTTAAAGTAGATTCATCTGATGAAGATGTTGCTGCAGGCGCACCTAAAACTTTTGAAGTTCCGATTACGTTTGATCAATCAAATTTTTTCGGATAAGGATCTTATCTTGGTCCGCGGATGAGATCCTAGAAGAAGTTAAACACATGGAAAATCAGCAAAAAGAAACTAAAAGTGAAGTTATGAAACTTTGTTGGTATATGCGAGGTGCAGTATCTTTAGACGAAGGATTTTCTTTAAGTCATGAAGACCGATCACTAATAGGTGATATTATTAAAGATAATATGGAAACTACAAAGAAAAGCGGATTACCATTCTTTTAAACAGATTTTAACAATCTTTGACGGTCCTGCGGACTTAACTTTTTAATTTGTGATTGTAATGCAGATAAATCTATTTGCGGTGCAGAGCTAATTGTTTTTGCTTTTGCTCTAGCAGCTCTTTTTCTAACAGCATTTGGCGTTTGACTTACTTGTCCACGAACCTTGCCACCTGTGTTGTTAGTACCTTTTGATGTTGGTGGATTAGGATTAGTTTGTTGTGTTTTTGCTCTAGGAGCAGTCTTTTTGCCGCTAGGTACCGGCGCAGCTTTTTTTGCTCCTGGTGCTACTGAAGGTTTATTTCCTGCCATAGCATGTTGTGCAGCTTTAGTAAGTTCAGAATTCAATGTAGCTTTATCTAAGTCACCTTTTGCAGTAACTCCATTATAGTTCATTGTTTTCATAAACGCAGCAAGATCTTCACCTGTTGCTTGTTTTAACTTCTTACCTTGACCACCTACGTATTTTGAAAATTTATTGAAAAGACCATTTGCAGTAGCTTTCATATCAGCTCGTGCAGTCATGTTATCAGCTTTATCTTTCATACCAGGAACTTTACCTAGCATCTTAGCTTGTAACGCTTTGTTCTTAGCTAATAGTCTACTAAAAGGAGCTTCAGTAATTTCATTTATTTTCATAGTTTAATCCTTACACAAGTATATTTATGTTTTGTTTAGTTACTTCGTAACTAAAAGTTTTCGCTTACGCTCTAACTACATGCACTTCGTTTAGCTAAGATAAGTTATATATGACACAAAGCATTATAACGAATGTTATAATGTTTTAATTTCATGTAGATTGTTTAGTCAGACGGAACTATTTCTAGCCCCGTCGTCTTTTTGGATAACCTCATGTGAGTTCGCCACAGCCAAGACATTGGAAATAGGTATTTGTTTATACACA